TCGCTATAAGCAAAAAGCGTAGAACATTACACCACACGGGTGATCGGAATAAAAAAGGAGTTGGAATTACGTCATCTAACATTTGGTGGTGGTATCTCGGAAGTTATAAAACACCAAACCGAAAGACTGGTAAAAGAGGTGGGCCGGTAAGAAGAACAGGACGAATGCCACCACAGGACAATGCCTTAGACCTGCTTAGAAAGCATAAGTCAGCATTGAAAAAAGAATGGCAGCGGGTTTCGGCTAAGGTTATCAAGATCGAAATTGCAAAAGGGTTTTAATGATTAGCGGGCTTATTGACTTATTACGGAATGCGTCCACTGTGTCATCTATTGCAGGTGGCAGAGTACATGCAAATAAAGCGCCGCAAAATTCAGCCTTGCCATACATTATCGTCACGCAAATTAGTTCAGAAGAGAACCAGACATTAGATGGAAGCGTTGGCGTCCGAGCTGTTGATTTCGACATTGACTGTAAGGCAGAACGAAGCGTAACGGCGAACAACTTAGGAAACGCCGTCAGGATATACATTCAAAACTATACGGGCACGGCAGGTACAGAAACGATTAAAGCCGTGAACCTTAACGATCAGTCCTCACAATATGAATCACCGGAAGATGGTTCAGACCGTGGGGTTTATGTATCGATCATCGATGCAACCATCCACTACGAACCAATCTAAGGATTAGAATTATGGCTAAGATCGTAAGCAAAGGTGCAGTTATCAAACAGGATATTGCCTCTACCCTAACGGCAATTGCACAGTGCGAAAGTTTTGGAAGTTCTGGCGCTGGCAGTGAATCTGTTAAATGTTCAACTTTAGATACAACTGGCAATGGTCACGAATATATTGCGACAGGATGGGCGGAAGGTGGAACGTTCGATGTAACTTTGCAATATGATTCAGAATTGGCAGGTCATCAGAGTTTGACAGATGACATCACTACGCCAGTGGAGCGCAATTAAAGCGTGACATTAACTGGCGGGACTGAAATGACGTTCACTGCAGCACACATTGAATTAGGTTTCACTGGCACGATTGATGACATTGTGAAGGCTGACATCAGCCTGAAACTTGATCAGTTGATTGCATACACAACTTAAGGGTTACCCGTGAAAGCCAAGTTGATAGTAGATTGCCAAGTCACAACAGGTGCCGACGCATTAGCTGACGGTGTCGTGAAAGAAGACGGTAAACGTTGGTACCTGGCAGGGGCTGTGATCGAACACGAACGGGCGCACAGGCTTGTTCAGATGGGCGTTGCAGAACCTGCGGACGCGGAATGTACGTTGACCTGTTGTATGACCACGGAACAAATGAAGAAGGCGCAGCTACATCAGGAAATGGTTGCTAAAGGTATTCTTATTGAGGATTACCAGCGATACCTCGACGGCGAGATTATGGGGTATGACGAAGACGGCAACGATATCCCTGGACCGCATTGGCCGGAAGCAGAAGACGACGAAGAAGAAGAATCCGATTACCTAATCGATGAGGACGACTGTGATGAGCAACCTTAGAAAGAAGATGCACGAACCGATTCCGATACCTATCAAGAAAATAACGCTACCTGAATTTGGTTGTGATGTTTTCTGTCACGGAATGACAGCACGGGATAAGACCAGGCACGAAGCTGGTTTAATGAAAAAAGATTGGTCGGGCATCGACAGAGAAAAGGCACTGAGTCAAAAGGAAAGAATCGTTGCATGGTGCTTGCGTGATGATCAGGGCGCACGAGTGTTTAGTAATGAGGACATTAAGTTACTGGGACAATGGCCTGCATCGTTATTGAATCGCGTATATGACGTATGCAACGAATTATGTGGTGGTGATACAGACGACGTGGACGAAGACGCGGTAAAAAACTTGCAAGAAACCAGCGACGAATGACAGCCCTGCGTCTTGCAGAGCATGTTGCTGGTACGGTGAACGTTGACGCAATGCTAGAAACAATGTCACCGGATGAATTCAACGAATGGTGCATCAAGGATGCGATTGAACCGATCGGGTATCACAATCAAATGTTGGGACTCATTGCCTGGTTCCTTCATTCATATTTAGCGGGCGACGAATCAGTGCCATCGGAACATTTCATGCCGTGGTTAAGATATGCGGATAAACCTAAGCACAGCGCTAAGGCGGCGAGGGACGCCCTGGCACTTATTGCAGCACAGGCGCAACGATAATGGCTAGCAGCTTGGGCGACATGGTCGTCAATCTTAAAGCTAATACCGCACAATTCTCGAAGAAAATTGTTTCGGCTGGTGGGGATGTAAAGAACTTCGCAAAAAAAGCGAAAGGATCTTTCGCTGCCCTTGCGGGTGCTGCTGGTCCTATCGGTACTGCTATCGCTGTCGTTACCGCAGTATTTGCTGTTGCCGGCGTTGCTATTAACGCCTTTAGGAAAAAAATTGAAGAACTGGACAAGGTGGCGCATCAGGTTAATCGTACCGGACTGGGTTCAAAGGAGTTGGCGGGGTTTACGCTAGCGGCAGAAATGGGCGGCAGTAGTGCGGCTGTAGCATCGAAAGCGATTGATAAATTCACTCGCAATATGGGCAAGGCTGGAGACGAAACAAGTAAGACCGCTAAAACATTTAAGATGATGGGTGTTGATTCAAGAAAATTAGCAACGCTTACGCCGAACCAGCAACTTAGGGAAACAGTAAAAGCCATATCTGCATTGCCGACAGCAGCATTAAGGGCACACGCTGCGTTTTCGTTATTCGGTAAAGGTAGCGCTTCTCTAGTTGAAGTATTAAGCGGCGGCACAGGCGAGCTAGATGCGTTCAACGATCAAGCGGATGCAATGGGGCTGGCATTATCCGGGGACCAACTACAGGCCGTTGAGGATGTTGACGATGCGATGAAAATGCTGGGAATGTCGTTTAGTGGTGCTGCTGGTCAAATCACTGCAGAGCTATCACCGGCGTTCCTTAGCTTTATTGAATTGTTGACTGATATGGCGACGGAAGCCGCCGTCACATCTAAATGGATGGGGGCACTATTTAACGTAGGCGGTAAGCACACGGGGATGACACGAGAAGAGCTGTTAGCCAAACGTGACGCCATTGTTGCTTCCGGGAAATTCCCCGGCGGTTCAAGGAGTAGCGAATTTGGTAACGATTCGGCTGGCGCAGGTGATTTAGGAACAACACCCGATGAGATAATGAGGATCATTAAAGAAACGGAAAAATTCACCGATGCCATAAAGCAGGCAAAGATTGAGGGTGATATTCTATCGGGCAAAATGACAGAAATAGATGCCACGATTCAGAAGTTTGCAGAGGCTGGAGTTGATCCTAGCATTCTAGGCAAGCTGAGAATTCAGCTACAAATCAACAAAGCAATTGAGTTAGGAAACAAGGCACGTAAGGACGCCGACCGTGACGCTGACCGTGCATTGAAAAAACGTAAACGTGATAACGATCGCATTGCAAAAGACAATGAAAGGAAAACTAAAGGCAAAGAGGATTTCCTTTTCAACGAGCAAGTTCAAAAAGCACGGGACACAGTTAATAAGCTAAAAGAGAAAGCCAATAAAAGTCCGGGGTTTGCAGGCATTGCAGGTAGAGGCAGCAGCGAGGCGTTGGAGATTATTAAACGTTCTCGTGGGCCGGGCAAAGAATTGTTAAAGGAACAGAAAGTTGCAAATGCGACATTGAAATCATTACTGGCAGAAGCACGGGCAAGGAAGCTGGCACAGTTTGATTTACAGGCACAAATCTAATGGCAGTGACAGGCGTAGCGAATGAAGATCACCGCGCACGTTCCCAGAAATATAATGGGACGCAGTGGACGGCTACCCGTGCCTTTAGGGTTCAGACAACGTTAAGGGCTGATGATGCGGATACGGTAAGCGGTGCGTCAGGGTTACCGGCAGAGGGTGCAGCACACCCTAACCCAATCAGCGCAGCAATGTACGCGAAGGAAATCTCGTACGCACCGTATGAATCCGAAACAGCACAGATGTGGTTGGTTACCGTCAACTACACAAGCGAACGACAATTAGACCCCACCGACCCTGCACTTGACGAAATCCTAATATCGGTCACAGGTGAGATTTATCAGAAGCGAGTGCAGAAAGATCGCAACGGTGATGCAGTTTTAAACTCTGCTGGTGATCCATTTCTTGATCCGCCGGCAACTCGTGACGACGCACATTTGATATTTAGGATTCGCGCTAATTATTTAACGGCACCATCTTGGTTCCTGTCACATAGGAACGCCGTAAATAATGCACCGATTACAA